AACAGAATGTTGCAAATATAGATCATTCCGATTTTGAGGAAATTCCGGGCGAAGATGATTTTCCGTTTTAATTTGAAAAGCCCCCATCTGAAAAGGTGAGGCAGAAAGGAAAAAACAATGATTTTTGAATTTAATATTATGAGCTTTGTTTTTGGCGGATTTTTCGCCTACGGGCTCTTAGGTATAGGTTTAGTTGTATATTGCTTGATCTGCGGAGGAAAAGACGATGACAAGTAATGCAAATTGGCAGGGCAACTTGTTAATAAACAACAAGCGTGAAATCCTTGCCGGAGTTATTCGTAATAGCGGTGGATTTGTTGTTGTTGCATTCAGGTCAAAGAGCTATATTGACTTTGACGGATTTCAAACTTTAGAAGACGCAAGATGCTTTGCGGAAAGGGCGGTCGGATAATATGAAGCTACATACTGTATCGGATGTTTTTGAGCTTATGGGTACTGAAATACGTCTTGTTGGAGGAAACGGCTGGTCGAGTCCGATTTTTAAGGTTATCAGCAATTATTCAGCAACTCAATGTGAGCGAACTTTTATTTTTCCGCCGGAACATAACGTATTTAAAGCGTTGCAGAGAAATCCAAATGTTTTTATTTCAACGGGCGACAGTCTACTAACAATTTTTGATTGTGGTGAAATACTTGACTGCGGAAAAGTTGTTGCATCGTGGGCAAAAGTTGAGGTGGTTTAAAAATGACTGAACGTGAAACACAGAAAAAGATAATTCTTGAGCATCTGTCCGCAGGTGAAAAGCTGACACCTGCCGACGCATTCCGGCTTACGGGATCAACACGTCTGTCTGCTCGCATATATGACCTCCGACGTGACGGACATGTTATCAACACTGAAATGATAACGATTCGCAACCGCTTCGGCAGAACGGCAACGGTCGCACAGTACAGCATGGAGGCGAACTCTATTGAGCAAGTACAATAATCAAAAAATCAGAGTAGGCGGAGAATTGTTTGACAGCAAGCGTGAATATAACCGTTGGTGCGAATTGCGCTTGCTTGAGCGCTCCGGCATAATCCGCAACTTACAACGACAGGTGAAATTTCGCTTGATTGACAGTCAGAAAACGCCGGAGCGAACAGAACGCCCGTGTGATTACATAGCCGATTTTGTGTACTACGAAAATGGTAGCCGTGTTGTTGAGGACTGTAAAGGAATGAGAACCGACGTGTATAAAATCAAACGTAAACTTATGCTTGAAAAATATAACATCTCTATTAAGGAGACTTGAACATGAAATCAGTAATAAGAACGGAATGTCTGCCGAAGGAGCAGAGGGTTGCTATTCGGAGGGCATGTCAAAATGAGATAAAGAACCACAACAGGCGAATGCTGAAGCTGGCATGTATCGCACTGCACCGGCGGTACGGCTTCGGACGCGAACGACCGTTCGCTTTTTGTGAGGGCATATGCAAATTGTTGCCTGAATATTCAGAAGTTATGGAATGGGCTACATTGATTGAGGGGGAATATTGATGAAAGAAATATGCGGAAATTGTAAATACAACAGAAGAACATTTGACGGACATTGCAACGCAGATTTTTGTTGTGACAACGAAAGCAGCGATTATTACGCAGTTCCGACAGCTTATGATGATACTTGCGAGGATTGGGAGGGAAAAGAATGACTGATGTAAAACGATGTCCATTCTGCGGCGGAGAGATATATTACAGGATGACAACAAGCGGGGTAATGTTTTTTAATTGCATCCATTGCAACGCATCAATAACATTCTCACGAGCTGGTGAAGAAATGACACCGGAAGAAGCGAAAAAGAGGTTTAACCGTCGGATAATCAATAAAATACCTGAGGTGGAGGGAAAAGAATGACACCGGAAGAAGCAATTAAAACCATCGAGCTTGCAAAGGCTGAGGTTGAATGGGAGCATCCTATGGATTATGCCGTTGCTTTTGAAAAGGCTAAAGAAGCACTTGAAAAGCAGATACCGAAAGATGTACTGGAAGAAGCTGTCGCTTGGTTTGACTTATGTCCCGAATGCCATAAAGCCATAAGTCGAAGATATGAAGATGGTATTCACTATATAGATTATTGCCCATTTTGCGGACAGGCTTTGGATTGGAGTGAGGAAGAATGACCGATAAGAAATTTACTGATGAGGAAATTATAAGGAATTACGAATGGTGTATTGGTTGTACATCAGATAGATGCAGAGAATGTACAATGGACGAAGAAGGTTTTTGCGAAGAAGAATTACAAGATTTAGTTCTTGACCTTATCAAACGTCAAAAAGCTGAGATTGAGAAGCTGAAAGGTTCAACAATAGTCAGCAACATTATGGAAAGTCAGAGAATTAAAAGAGAAGCAAAAGCTGAAGCCGAAGCATACAAGGAGTTCGCGAAGAGGTTGAAAATATATTCATGCCGATTAAAAGACGGTCATGATATGGTTGACACGATTTGTATTGACAATCTCTTAAAAGAAATGGTTGGTGAGGAAGCATGACCGAAAAAGAAGTTATTGAAATTCTTAAACAGTCTAATGACCTTATTAGCAGTCAACAGATAAAAATTGATAAGTTAGAAAAAGCAAGACAAAAACAAGCCTACCTTTTATGCAACATTAGGGGGGAAAAATATGAGCTGATGAACAGAATATCAGTAGTTAAAAATGAAGCATATAAAGAATTTGCGGAAATAATAAAGGACAAATGGTTCGATAATCGTTATGACAGTCCAGATGTAGACTTTGATGATTTTATTGACGGTGTGCTAAAAGAATTGGCGGACAGTTAAAAATAACAATATGGGAGGTTACAATAATTGTGATTGACATTGATTCGTTGCCTGATTATGAAGCGGAGGCTCGAAAATGGGAAGACTTATATAATCAAGCAAAAGACAAGAATGCCTGTCTTTGTAAAGAACTTGAGAAAATGAAAATGGCGTTAGACAAGAAATCTGTTGAGCTTGAAGAAAAGCAACATGAGTGTGATATGCATCTCGCAAGCACTATTAAATTAGAAGGTCAGGTTGAAGCGTGCCAATTCTGTATTAAACATTGGAGGGATAGATAATGATTAGCATAAAGAAGCCACAGAATAGAACCGAGGCTACAAATGTAATCTATGGTCTCGTCAAAGAATTTTGGGGAGATTGCGTGTCTGTAAATATTTTCGTAAACTGCTGCGGAATAGATGTTACAACAATCGAAAAGCCGTTTATAGTTGGCTGCTCTATGAGAACAATAAATGGTACTTGGTTGCCGAGAAAGGACAAATGAACAGAAAGGAGCTCACATGCAGAACAAATACAAACTTCCCGATTATGCACGATCGTCCGCATTGTCGGTTGTTAAAAGTTATGAAGCGTACAAGAAGAACATTAAGGACGAAGAAAACAGAATACTTTCGTTCGGCAGCGGTCATTATGAGACGGTCGGGAAAGAGCGTGTTTATCTGCCGAGCGGAAAGGGCGGTTCGAGCTCTCCAACCGAGGATCAGGCAATGCAGCTTGAACGATTACATAACAGTTACAAATACAGATGTGTTCAGGCGGTTGACAGTTCTTTAAAGGAACTTCAAATTGACGGCACAGCAGAGCTTGTCAAAAAAATAAAACAGGCGATCTATTCATCATGCAAAAAGGGGCGTTGTTTTAATTTTGATTTTGCAGGAATCGAAGGTATAAGTCGGTCAACGTTTTATCGCTACAGAAATATTTTCTTAGCTTTAGTAGCTCAAAAAATGAATTTTGTCTAAAGTTGAGACTGTGCAACGAAAAAGTATGCTATAATAAAGAAAATATAATAATATCTTGAAGCTGTCGCTTAGTGCGGCGGCTTCTTTTTATGGTGAAAAATATGAAAACTCTTGCTGAGCTTGCGGAGGAATACCTCGCACAAGCAATTTACTTGAAATCCGAATTGAATAAGATCCCTAAGAATACGGAAAATTACAAGCTGAAATATAAGCGTGCCGTGTTTGAGGATATGTATAACGAAGCAATGAGTAATTATAACAGGCTTAAGAATTATTATGAAAAATAAGGCGGAATGATGGAATGGGGAGACATGGGAAACTCTAAATTTCCTGCTCTTAGCATGTGAGTTCAAATCTCACTTCCGCCACCAAAAATAACACGAAAGAGGTGAGGAAAGGTGAGTAACGAAAATTTGAAGAAATTTGAAGAAAAAAAGCTAAAGTCAAAGCAGAAAAAAGCCATTGAACTGTAGGTTTATAAAGGCTTGAGCCAAACGGATGTTGCAAATGCGGTTAAAGTAAGTCAACAGACACTATCTTCATGGGTAAATCACGATGAGCTTTTTATGCAAATCAGAGATGAAGAAGAGGCTAAAGCGGAGCGAGAGAGAAAGCGCAGATACAAGGGAGCTGCACAAAGGGCAGTTAATAAATTGGTCGGTTTACTTGACAGCGGTAACGATAAAGTCGTTCTTGCCGCCTGCAAGGATATTCTTGACCGTGCCGGTGATAAACCGTCGGATAGGGTTGACCTTTCCGGTACTCTTGAAACGACAAATAAACTTGATTCTATTCTCAGGCAGTTGAGCGACGATGAGTGAAAATCTTATCCTCAGTCCGAAGTATAAGGACTTTTTGAAATACAAAGCGCCCGTTGAGTTCCTCGAAGGCACGACAGCGGCGGGCAAAACTACTGTTGGTATTGTCAAGTTTATGTTCAAGGTTGCGGATAGCGCGAAAAAAATTCACATAATCAGCGGACTTGATACGGGTACAATCGAGAAAAACATCATCAACAAGGACCTCGGCATACTTGACGTGTTCGGCAAGCTTGTGGAATACAATCCGTCGGGCAAAGGCGAATACAGTATGCCGCACCTGATTTATCACACTCCGAGCGGTGACAAGGTAGTATATATTCTCGGTTACGACAACAAGGCACGTTGGAAAAAGGCTCTCGGCGGTCAGTACGGCTGCTTGTATATCGACGAAATCAATATAGCCGATATGGAGTATATCCGAGAGGCGTCGATGAGATGCGATTATCTCATGGCGACGCTAAATCCCGACGATCCGAGTCTGCCTGTGTATGAGGAATATATCAATCATGCACGCCCTGTTGCTAAATATGAGAACGACGCACCGCCCGATTTGCTGAATATGCTCAACGCAGAGCCGAAAAGCGGCTGGGTGTGGTGGTATTTCTCATTCGACCACAATGCAGGTCTGCCGCAGGCGAAGAAAGAGCAAATTATCAGCATGGTTCCGCCGGGTACAAAGTTGTATAAGAATAAAATCCTCGGTCTCAGAGGCAGGGCAACAGGGCTTGTGTTCAGCAATTTTGATAGGTCAAAGCACATCGTGAACCGAAATCAGCTTTTGCAAGCCGCATTTGATAAAAAGATACGGTTTGTGCAGTTCTCGGCAGGACTTGATACGGCTTATTCCTCAAAATCGCCTGATACGATCTCAATGATATTTCAAGGTATCACGCTGGACAGAAAGATCATCGTGCTTGATGAGCGTGTTTATAACAACGCCGATATTTCAAATCCGATTGCGCCGTCCGATACGGTGCGGAATTTTATTGACTTTTTGGAGCGTAACCGTGAAGTGTGGGGCTTCGCCCGTCAGGTGTACATTGATTCGGCGGATCAGGCAACCATTACAGAGCTGAAGAAGTACAAACGGCAAAATCCGTGTCTTTATAACTTTAACGGAGCGTGGAAAAAAACAAAAATTATTGACCGAATTAACATGCAGCTCGGTTGGCTTCATACGGGCGATTATCTCGTATGCGACACCTGCCGAGTGCATATATCCGAGCTTGAGGCGTATTCCTGGGCGCAGGACAAGGACAACGAACCCGAGGATCGCAACGACCATACAATCAATGCTTCGCAGTACGGATTCTTGCCGTATGTGAAGATAATAGGAGAGATCAAACAATGAGTTAGAACGATAAGGTGATTACAGCGATAAGAAATTATCTGAGAATAAAAGACCCGCAGAGCCTGAGCATAGAAATAGATCAGCTTCTGAGCTTCGATGCGGAGGTTTTCAAAAACCGAATATGGTACAGGGGTGAGCCGAACGAGCTTCACGAATTTTACGGCAATCTTGACGACGGCATAAGCAGACAGCATTTTTGGAGTGCAAAGCCAACAAGGGGCTGTAAAATCCGCAAGATACATACGGGCTTGCCGGGGATGATCGTCGATGTGCTAACAAATGTGTGTCTTGACGATCTTTTTGATATTATACTCTCCGACAGACAGGATGAGTGGGACGAAATCGCAAAAGATAACAAGTTTACCGACCTTTTGAAAGAATGTGTTTCGCAGGTGTTGGCTCTCGGGGACGGTGCTTTCAAGTTCTCGTTTGATGAGAGCATAAGCAAATATCCGATTATTGAGTTCTACGAGGCGGACAGGGTGGATTTTGAATATGACCGAGGACGTTTGATTGAAGTCGTATTCAAAACAAAAAAGGTGCTGAATAAGAACTGTTACACGTTCAAGGAGCATTACAGGAAAGACGGTATTACATATTCCCTTGAAAATTCAAGCGGCAATGAGGTCAATATGGCGGATTTTTCCGAGCTTGCCGAGTATAAGCCCGTGATGAACAAGGCGGAGTTTCTTCCTGCTGTCCCCGTTATTTTTACGCCGTCGGCAAAATTCAAGGGTAGAGGACAATCGATTTTTTCACGGAAATACGATAATTTTGACAGCCTTGACGAGGTCTATTCTCAGTGGATGCTTGCTGTTCGTAAAGGTCAGATCAAGGAATACATTCCGAGAGACTTTTTGCCGTCCAATCCGTACACAGGTGAAATTCTGCAAAGCAACGACTTTGACAATGAATATATCGTACTTGAAGCGGACGGCGGAGAGGGTGCGGTCAACAAGGTTGAGACCACACAGGGCACAATACAGCATGAGGCGCTTTTGGCTTCATATATCACGGCTCTTGATCTCTGCTTGCAGGGTATTATTTCTCCGTCAACGCTTGGTATTGACGTCAAGAAGCTTGACAATGCCGATGCACAGCGTGAAAAGGAGAAAACAACGCTTTACACCCGGAACAAGGTGCTTTCCGTTCTCGACGGTATCATAAAGGACGTTATTATTACGGCTCTCAAATTCAGCGACACGTTGCAGAACAAGTCAACGGACGACAGCATTGATATCACCGTTGCCCGTGGTGGATATGCGAATCCGTCGTTTGAGGCTCAGGTTGAAACCGTCAGCAAGGCGGCAGCCGCAGGTATTATGTCAACAGAAGCCTGCGTCGGTGAGCTTTACGGCAACGATAAGGACGAGGAATGGAAGGAAGAAGAAGTTCGTCGTATTAAGGAAGAAAAGGGCATTATTGAGGCGGACGAGCCGTCCGTAGGTGATGAGATATTCGCCGGTGTTGAATAATGAGTGATTTTGATAAGGAAATAGCCGAGATCTACAAGGACATGGAACTCAAAATGATTGAATCCATGAAACGCAATCTCGGCTTACATTTAGCCGAAGAAACCGAAGCGGGTATTGATTATCCGCAATGGCAGGCAATTAAAATCCGTGAGCTGCGTAAATATCAGCGGCACAATAAAATGTTGCTTAAAAACAGTACCCGAGGTATGGCGAAGGACATCAAGAACCATATCCGGGACGAGATGAATCAGGGTTCATTGCACGAAATGATGCGGTTTAAGGAAGCTAAGGGCGCAGGCTATAAATCGGCGATGGCGATGAAGGACAGCTTCTTCAAAATCAACACCAAAAAGGTTGACAGCCTGATAAACTCGGTGCAGTCCGATTTTTCAAAAGCAAATACAGCAGTGCTGCGAATGATGAACGATACATACCGAAGCACGATATTTAAATACGGAATGTATGTCACGAACGGAGTTTACACCGAGAAGCAAGCATACGATGCGGCGGTCAAGGACTTTCTCAGCCGTGGCATTAACTGTATTGAGTACAAGGACGGGCGCAGGGTCAATATTGCCGATTACACGTCAATGGCAATCAGGACAGTCAATCAGCGTGCATATATGGCAGGTGAGGGCGAAGCAAGGAAGAAGCTCGGCAGAACGCTTGTTATAATATCGCATCACGCAACGTCCTGCAAGCTCTGTCAGCCGTTTGAGAATAAGGTATTGATTGATGATGTCTATTCCGGAGGGACGCCCGATGACGGTGATTATATGCTGCTTTCACAGGCAATGACCGAGGGACTGTTTCATCCACGCTGCCGACACGGTCTCGGAACATATTATCCCGAGCTTGAGGACATTGTGCATTACGATACCGAGGAAAACCGTGTGAACGAATACGGCACGGAAAAGCTCAATCAGGCGCATATTGAAAATATGATTCAGAAGTATAAGCGACTTGTGATCGGAAGTATTGACCCTGCCAATATTGCGAAATATCAGGCAAGGCTCAATGAGTGGGAGAGCAGAAAAGCTCAATTAGGTATTGCAAATTCCGAAAATAGTGGTACAATAAAAGAGCAAAGCATATATGCTGTTAGCACTGACCGAGCTCAGTTTGAACGGTATAGAAATGTGCTTAAGAAAGATGCTCCAAAGACTTTTGAGGATTTTCTGCAAATTAAATATACCGATTCGGATAAATGGAATAAGATAAAGGCTCTTGTCAATAGCAAGAACTATCTACAAGAACAATTAGCTTATATTTATAACGGCGAAAAATGCTTTATTCCGAAACACACCGTTTTTAGTTCAAAAGCTAAGGTTATTGCAGGAGGAGCTGCAAAAGATAAAATAAGATGTGTTGACAGCTTGATTAAAAAATATGGCGGTACTGCCGAAAAGTGGGAAAAGAAAGTTGCTTCAATTAAAAGTGACAAGTATTTGTTTGATGTGCATTGGTACGAATGTGACGGCATACAGTATGAAATGAAGCTCAAACACAGAAAGGAATTATGATTGTGAAGTTAAGATATAAAGGCGAATCTTTTGGCGTAGACAGTCTGACTGACGGAAAAATATATAATGCGGTCGAAGAGGATGGGATGTATCGTGTTATAGATGACAGCGGCGAAGATTATTTATATTCAATGACCAATCCCGCGCCTCTTGATGGAAGCTCAAAAGGCGGAAAATGGGAAATAATTGAACAATAATATTCAAATTGAATACCTGATAAGCACCCTGAGAAATCAAGGTGCTTTTTTCATGCCTATAATTTCAGCGTTGCCGTAATGGTGACGCTGTTTTTATATCAAAAATACAGTTTGCCCGTATCTGAAACAACGGGGTGCGGATGTCCTTATCCGTAAAAAAGGAGAGTATATGGCTGAAGAAGTCAACAACACAGAGAATACAGGAAACGGCAATGTACAGCAGGACACAAATACCGGTGCGGCGAATACAGAGCCGGAGAAGAAGTATTCCGAGGAGGAGATGAACGGTATCTCCAAGAAAAACAGCGAAAAGGCTGTTGCCAAGGTTCTTAAAGAACTTGGCATCACAGACAGGGCCAAAGCAAAGGAAATTCTTTCCAAGGCGGCAGCGGAGGAAGCGGCAAACTCAGCGAACAACGGTACCGGCGAAGAGATGTCGCAAATTCAGCAGGCACTTGCCAAAGAGAGAGAACGTGCGGATGGCGCAGTGCTTGAAAACTTGCTTCTTGCCGCTCATGTTGACGCAAAGAAGGTCACGAAAGCCGCAAGGCTCGTTGAACATGACAAATGCGTTGACGATGACGGAAACTTTGACCGTGAAAAGGCATCGGCACAGGTTGCCGAGCTTTTGAAAGAATGGCCTGAACTTGTCGTTAAGGCTGACGAAGGCAACGTCGGCTTTGTTATCGGCGGCGACGGCAAACAGGGCGCAGATCAGAAGAAAACGCCCGAAAGGAAAGTTCCGCAGAAACGCTGGAACAGATTTAACTAAGAAAGGAAGATTTTAAATGCCAAACATTAACTATGCTCAGCAGTGGGCACCGGAGCTTCTTGACATCCTCATACAGGGTTCAATGATTTCTCCGTTTATCACAACAAATGTAAAGTGGCTCGGTGCAAAGACTTTCCACTTTACACAGATGTCAACCTCAGGCTACAAGAGCCACAACCGCAACGGCGGATGGAACAGAGGTAATTTTGTTCAGGCCGATGTGCCGTTCACTCTTATGCACGACAGAGATGTTGAGTTCTGCGTTGACAGACTCGACGTGGACGAGAGCAACGCAACCGCTTCAATCAAGAACATTTCCGAGACCTTCACCAGCACACAGAGCGTCCCCGAAGCAAACGCATTATTCTTCTCACGCTGTGCGACTAAAGCAAAGTCACTCGCAGGCTATCACAGCGAGACGGCAATCTCAGCGTACACAGCCGACAATGTATATTCAAAGCTTAAGGGCTATATCAGTCATCTTCGCCGTTACAGAGCAATGGGTGCACTTGTCATGTATGTTCGCTCTGATATTATGGACTTGCTTGAAAGGTCAACAGAGCTTCAGCGCAAAATCGAGCTTACTCAGATCGCCGAGGGTGGCATGGGTATTGAGACGAGAGTAACATCAATCGACGGTGTACCGATTTTTGAGGTCATTGACGATGAGGTGTTCTACGACAGCTTCGATTTTGATTCCGAGGACGGCGGCTTCGTTCCCGCTTCTGCTTCGGCTGCTGTTTATGAGCTTACGTCGGACATTGCGATTGATTCAGGCAAGACCTATTACACACGCAGCGGCTCTGAGGGTGCGTACACATATACAGCTGTCAAGTCGCCCACAGTAGGCTCGATTTCGACCTACTATGAAATGACGAAGCCTGCCGTTGAGGGCTCAAAGAAGATCAATGTCCTCATTGCTTCGCCGCTTACAACCAAGTTTGTACCGAAGCTCTCGAGCATTTATTACTTTGCACCGGGCGGACACACACAAGGCGACTGCTATCTTTATCAGAACAGAGCTTTCTCGGATGTCTTTACTTTCCCGAACGGTAAGAACAACAAGATTGACAGCCTTTACGTTGACGTTGAGGCTTAAGGAGTAATCAACATGGCTTATGCTGACTTTTCGGATTATCGAAATATAATCGGTGAGGACGATATCCTCGAAACAAAAGAGATAGAGGATAATTTGGAGTTAGCCTCTGTCAAGATTGATGAAATGACTTTCGGACGAATTAACGGGGTGGGATTTGATAATCTCACTCCGTTTCAGCGTGAGTGCATACGCAAAGCGACCTGCTATCAGGCACAGTATATTGTTGAGAACGGCTACGATGAAACCGACGTGTCAAGCTATACCGTCGGCAAACTGAGTGTCACACAGGGACAGCAGGAGAGCGGAGCGAGCAAAAATCATATGAACCCGACCGCTCTTGCATTGCTCAGAAAATCGGGGCTAATGTGGCGAGGTGCTTGATATGGCGAGGAGAGTTAAAAGGCTCGGCTTTCCCGATTGGCTTCTCAACAACGAATGTGTTATTTCCGTTGATACAGAGGAGCTGAACGAGGACGGCGAAACGGTCGTATATAAGACCGAACCGATGAAGTGTATATTTGATGAGGCGTCAAAGACTGTGTTTACGGCTGACGGCAAGAGAGTAACACTCGCAGGAACGGTTATCGTCAAGGGTGATTTTGCCACTGCATTGCCTATCTTATCAAGCGGCACCGTGACAGTCAACGGACGAACAATGCAGATATATTCTGCCGCACGTCCGAGAAATCCTGACGGCACGGTGCACCACACGGAATTTGAGGTGATGTGATGAACGTTAAGGCGAAAATCAATCACAAAAATTTGGCAGCAATAGAAAATATTGCGGAGCAGGCTCTCATCGAAACCGCCGATGCAATTAAAACCGACATACAACAGTCCGAAACAATGCCCTTTAATACGGGAACTTTACAAAAAGATTCAACCTTTGTTGACAGCAGTCAAGCCAAAGATTTTAAAGTAACTATTGAGTTTGATCAACCTTATGCAAGGCGGATGTATTTCCACCCGGAATACAATTTCACACGGGAGCATAACAAGGCCGCGGGCGGAGAATGGTGCGAACCGTATCTTAACGGTGCAAAGAAAGATTTTGCACAGAGTGAGTTTGAGAAATATATGCACAATGGAATGAAACGCTTGGGAGGATAAAATGACACTTTCGGATTTGAGGGATTATTTCAAGTCGGATTTTCCGTGGAAAGAAAGCATATCCGTCGGAAAGATTGACAAGAACAAGGAACGGGCAGTGTGCTTTTATCATTCAAAGGTTTCACGTCCGAAAATTAACACAATTGGCGGCAAGGGTAACAGGTCATATACCGTGCTGCCGATTTCCGTTTTGCTGCGCTTCGGCAAGAATTACGAAGCAGCTGCAGAGAAAGCCGAAGAGATTTACAATTTCTTTGACGAGAAAACATTTGGCCTTAATAACGAGCGTGTTTTCGTTATATCGCCGTATAACGCACCCATTGATTTGGGTACCGACGATCAGGGCGTATATGAAAATTCGCTTGAATTTGATTTATATATTACAAAGAAAGGTGATTGAGTATGGCTACAGGATTTAAAGGTGTATTTCCCGTGAACGAAATGGACTTTAAGATTGACAAGAGTTCGGTGAGCTCACGTGCAACAAGTCCATCGGATTCCGATTATGTTACTATTGCCGATATGGAATCGGCGTCGATAGCCGTTGATACGGGGGTTGAAACATGGAATCCGTTGGAGGCTAAGGGCTGGCAGAGAGCACTTGCAACGGCTAAGTCTATTACAATTTCCATGTCCGGCAAGAGAAATGTCGGCGACCCGGGTAACGATTATGTTGCAAGCAAGGCATGGACGAACGGTCAGGCTTGTAATACAACATACAAGATTTCATTCCCGAACGGTGATACTCTCGTTGTACCGTGCGTAATTCAGGTAAAGAGTATTGCCGGTGCAGATTCAACGAATGTTGCTCCGCTTGAATTTGACCTTATATCAGACGGCAAGCCAACATATACAGCGTCAGCAAGCACAAGCTCAACCAATGAGAGCGGAACTGTTAATTCCGAAACGGGATCTAACTAAAAACGAGGGGGCAGGGCGACTTGTCCCCAATTATTTTTTAAAAGGAGTTTTTTTATGAAAATCATTGATACAAAGGGCGCAATTCTTTCAGGCGACAATCATCCGTCACTTAAAATTGGTGACAAGCTCTATACGGTTGACGATCGCCGTTCCACATGGAAGAAGATCGAAGCTGTTCAGAACGACGACAGCGTTATTGAAAAGGACGAGGAAATCATCAGACTTGCTCTTGGCAAGGAGAATGCTGACGAAATCCTCAACAACAAGGACCTTTCCGTCCTCGATTTTACAAATCTCACATTTTTTATCATGTCCGCTATTACCGGTGAGGACTATGACGAACTCAAAAAGGCGGCAAGAGAAAGAAAAAACTGACCGAAGAATCGTATTACGATGAAGATTTTGACGAGGCTTTGATTATATCGAGCTTTGCCAAACAGTACGGAATACGATTGATGCAGGAAGATATTTCGGTCTCGGAATACAGAAAATTACTTGTTGGAATTATGGGTGATACACCTCTCGGTGAGGCTGTGAGGATAAGAGCGGAAACCGACCGTGAAACGATTGAACGTATGACGGTGCAGGAAAAGAAAATCCGTTCGGAATGGCAGAAGTTTAAAGCTTCTCAAAACCAAACGCCGCAGATTACAATATCTCTCGAGCAATTCCAGCAGATGATGAAATCATTAGCGGGGTGATAAAATGGCAAACGTAGGAACGCTCACTTTTTAGCTCCAGCTGAATAAAGACCAGTTTAAAAAGGATGTTTTTGCCGCTGCAAAGTCGGCACAGAAAACCTGCGGACAGTCCGCTACGGGTATTTCGTCGGCGTTCACAGGTGCTTTCAAAAAAATCGGCGTTGCGGCGGCAACTGCTTTTTCGGTTAAAGCGATAACAGCCTTTTCAAAGGAATGTATTGATCTCGGTTCCGACCTGACGGAAGTACAGAACGTTGTTGACGTTACTTTCGGTCAGGGAGCAAGCAAGATCAATGCGTGGGCGAAAACAACAGCGTCGGCGTTCGGAATATCCGAGCTGTCGGCGAAACAATACAGCGGCACAATGGGCGCAATGCTCAAGTCAATGGGCTTGACGACAGATGCGTCACTGAACATGTCGCAAAAAATAACCGAGCTTGCGGGCGATCTTGCGTCGTTCTATAATCTTGACGTTGACGATGCTTTTACAAAGATTCGTTCAGGCATTTCGGGAGAAACCGAGCCTTTGAAGCAGCTCGGTATCAATATGTCGGTAGCTAATCTTGAAGCCTACGCAATGTCAAAAGGCATTACTACTGCTTATCAGAAGATGTCACAGGCAGATCAAGCACTGTTGCGGTATAACTATCTGCTATCCGTAACTGCCGATGCACAGGGTGACTTTTCACGAACATCTGATTCCTGGGCGAATCAGGTGCGAATATTATCCCTAAACTTTGATTCGCTGAAATCGAACATCGGAACCCTGCTCATAACAGCACTGACACCGCTGTTGAAACAGCTTAACACTCTTATTGAATATGCGAACAGAGCGGCGAGTGCGATTGCAGGACTGTTCAGCGGCTCTGTTGCAACAGCCACAGCAGGAGCAGGGTCGGCAATGTCGGGACTTTCGGGCTCGGCGGTTGATGCCGCAAGCGACATAATGTCAACGGGCACAGCGGCGGAAAAAGCGGCAAAAAAGGTCAAAAATGCATTTGCTGCCTATGACGAGATCAACACATTGAGTAAGACCGACACGGACAGCGGAAGCAGCTCCGATGTAGGCAGTGCTTTAGGCGGCGGTGCAGGTGCCGCTTCGGGCTATAGCTCGGCACTCAGCGATAGCCTTGATTCCGCATCGGCAAAGTTAAGTAGCTTCTTTGACCCATTAGTAGCAGCATGGGATAGCAAGGGCAAGCCTCTTGTGGATTCTATTCATTCGGCTTTTCAGAAAATCAAGGATTTTTGCGGAGCAATAAAACTGAGCTTTGCGGAGATTTGGAATAACGGCACGGCTCAACAAACGCTTGAGCTTATTTTGAACATTGTTACACGAATTTTTGACACTGTCGGTAATGTGGCAAATGCCTTTACCGAGGCATGGAAAAACGCTTCAACAGGCGATAGAATAATTCAGAACATTGCTGATGTAATCAATAATGTTTTATACATTGTTGACGATGTCGGAAAAGCGATATCGGATTGGTGGCAGAGCGAACGAGGAGCGTCATTTGCTTCGGCAATAACGGAATGCTTTGAAAAGGTCACCAATGCTGCAAAGAGGATATCGGATGCACTCAAAGAAATTTGGGATAACGGCGGAAGCGAATTATTTAATAATATTCGGAATATTGTCGGGAACATAGTTGAGATAATATCAATTATTATCGGATATATTGCTGACCTGTATGCTGATCTGATAGAAGGTCTTGTTCCGAGTGCCGAAAGCGGATTGCAAAGCGTTAATGATAAGTTATCGTCCTTCAACGATGTTCTTGATTGGCTGAAAACTGACGGAAAGCCAATTCTTGAGGGTGTAGCTTATGCGATAGGACTTGTTACAGCCGGTATTATAGCATATGAGGTTGCAACAAAAGCGCTCGCAGTAGCTCAAAAAGTTTATGCAGCCGTACAAGCTGTTGTTAATGCTGTTATGACCGCAAATCCTATTGGATTGGTTGTTGCCGGTATCGTTGCTCTTGTTGCAATAATTCTTGTTTGTGTTAAGCATTGGGACGAAATCAAAGCAGCTGCTGTTGCCGCATGGGAAGTTATCAAGGCTACATGGGAAAAGGTTTCAAATTGGTTCAAAACCTCGGTTATTGACCCAATAGCGAATTTCTTCCGTAATCTGTGGACGAGCATTACAAACATTTTCAATAATGTTAAGACGTTCTTCCAAAATGTTTTCAGCCAAGCATGGCAGGCCGTTAAAAACGTATTTTCTGGTGTCGGTTCGTTCTTCGGAGGAATATGGAATACAATCAAATCAAAGTTTACATCAATCGGAACAAGTATTGGTAATGCCATAGGCGGAGCTTTTAAAAAGGTTGTTAATTCCATTATTTCATTTGCAGAGAACACGATTAATGGCTTCATCAGGGCAATCAACAGAGCGATTGGTTTGATTAACAAAATACCGGGCGTCAACATTTCTCTGATTCGAGAGTTGTCTATCCCGAAGCTTGCAACAGGCGGCTACCTCAAAGCCAACAATCCGACGCTTGCAGTCGTCGGCGATAACAAACGAGAGGGTGAGATCATTACTCCCGAATCGAAGATCAGGGAACAGGTTAAGCTGGCAATGCAAGAAATGGGCGCCGCAGTAAATAACGGCATTCAGAAAGTTAAACTGCAAATTGAGCTGCTTATCAAATATCCCGACGGCAGAACTGTCATTAAGCAAATCAACGAAGCTCAGATAGCCGAAGGTCGTATTCTTTTGGAGATATAAAGGAGCGTTGCATATGGATAAATACGAAGTATAGGTCAACGGAAAAACTAAGCTCAAAGCCGACCATATGAGCTGGGAATATCCGCAGACCGACGGCGACGGCAGCGGCGCAACCGATGAAAATGTAATGATAAGAGAGGTTTTGCCTGAGAGGGATAAAATCTCTCTTTCTTTTCAGGGTGAGGGGCTGACCGAAGCCGACATAAGAACAATTTTGACCGTCAGACATTATAAAACCTGCACGGTCAATTATTATGATTTGTACACAGGAACAAGGGTTACACGAACCATGTACCCTGTTTCCGATGCAATAAAAACAAAGTACATGACGGACAGCGGCGAATTTATCGTAGAGCCGTTTGAGCTGCGATTTATTCAGATGATACCGGTTTAAGGAGGAATGATATATGTATAATCCGGGCGGAGAGTATCTGTCTTATATTAAAGACAGCACAATCCGAAAACCGAGATCTAAGATCGTGGTTGATGGAAAAACATACACGGGACTGGAACATCTTGTTTCATTTCCGAAAATCACGCATGAGACGGAGAAAATGATAGGCGGCTTTCCGGCAAAGACCTGTGAATTTGAGATTTATAACCTTGACGGCAGCTTGAACCTTAACGGTAAAGAGGTTCAGGCTTATCGTGGACTTGATATCAGCGATACTAAGACGGTGTGGGTGCCGATGGGCTTGTTCTATGCTGACGGTGAAGATGTGACGAACAATTCGACCAAACGCACAATTCAATTCAAAGGAACTGACCGCACACGCTTATTTGATGCTCCGTTTGAAAAGGTTTACAGTAACGGGATTATTCCCACTGAAACAGTGGTATCAACTGTCGTAGAGAAAATCTGCTTAAAACATGGCTTGTCCGTCGATACGGCAACAAAAGCCAATATCATTTCTTACCGCTTTACCGAAGCTGTAGGAACACCCGAGAGCACAACGGACAGGCAGATGATTTCATGGATTGCTGAACTAAGCGGCTGTATTCCGATCATTTCCCGCGACGGTCAGAGTCTCGTTTTTACAAGACCTACATACAAAGGAACGGTTACGGAATCCGGAAAAACATACCCAAGCGGAGCCTATGCGGATAAAAGCAAATACAAGACCTTATCGGCTGAACCTCTGTACGGTTCTATCAACGCCGTATCTTTCGGCCATGCCGACTATGACGACGCATATGTTTATCAGAACGATGCAGACGTTCAAGCAAACGGTCTGCATGAATGGCAAATCAATGACAATCCTCTTGTTGAAAATGACAGGACAGGCATTGCGCCGAAGGTTTTTGCAAAAATAAAGGGCATGAAGCTGTACCCTTTCAATCTAACTGATTTTATCGACGATTACCTTTTTGACATCAACGACGGGATACAAATAAAGAAAAAAGACGGAACACATATACTATCTTATGTACTCGGCATGAGCACGACTTCACGAATTCGTTCGAACTTTAAGGCAGGAACGCAGAACTCGTCAACGGCTGACAGAAACCTTGCCGGAAGTGTAAAAGCTGATTTAAAAAGTGTAAAACTGAGCGTTGACCATGTTAACAATCAGATTACCGCACTTGTTAAGGATTCCGATGAAAAATATACCGAGCTGAAACAAACCTCCGAAGAATTGAGCGGAAAGATAGTTGATACAAAATCAGGGCTTGAAGCAAAAATTGCGGCGACGGCAGAGGCGGCAACAAGCCAATATACGGCGCTAAAAACGGAGGTTGAGAAAAACTATGTGGCGAACAGCACATACAATACGTTCGTCAACCAGACCTCCGAAATGTTTTCAACACAGGCGGAGTCAATCAAGAACATTCGGGACGCAGGATACATCACCGAGGAGCGGTGCAATTCGCTCATTGAAGCACAGTCGGACAAGATTACGCTATCGGTTGAGGAAAACCTGAAAATCGGCACAAGAAATATTCTGCTGAATTCCGAGTGCTTTGCAAGTTTCGCACCGACAAAATATAAGGTCGACAAAGCGTTGATATATCCGTCATACCCCGATACATATGTACCGTCGGGGAAATACAGTCAAGTGATTTTTACCGCTGATTCGACAGGCGGAGA